ATCGCCGTGGCTAAACCATACAACAAGGCAGAAAAGATAGTCAGTCAGGGTCTCGGAATGCTTCAGCGGGAGCTCGTTCTCCCGAATCTCGTTACCCGCATGGGCGTCGCCGATTTCGTCGGCGCGAAGAACGACACGGTCAACATTCGCATCCCGTCGATCCTGTCGGCGCGTGAGTACAGCTTGAGGAACAACCGTTCTTCGGCGATCACATATGACGAGCTGGAAGAGCTGAGCATCCCTGTCACGCTCAACAAGCACGTTTACTCGGGTGTCAAGATCACCGACGAAGAGCTCACGCTCGACATCGCGTCTTGGGGCGAGCAGGTTGCCCGTCCGCAGATCCGTGCGGTGGCCGAGAAGCTGGAAAGGTATATCGCGACCGCGATGGCCGGTTCCGATTTCGACCAGACCGTCCAGTACGACGGTGTGGAGACCGGCGAAGGCGTTTCCTCGTTCTACGAGACGCTGGTTGATGCCCGTAAGGCGCTGAACGCGGCCAACGTCCCGGCTGGTGGCCGTGTCGTGGTCCTCGGGTCCAACGTGGAGGCGGCTGCGCTGCTTTCGCAGAACCTCGTGAAGGTCAACGAGTCCGGTACGGATTCCGCGCTCCGCGAGGCCGTCATCGGAAGGATCGCGGGCTTCACCGTGATCGGCAACGTGAACTCGGTTGATCCCGATTTCGCTTGCGCTTTCCATCCGACCGCGTTTGCGTTCGCCAATGTCGCCCCGCAGGTTCCTTCGGGTGCCACCGCTGGCGCTACCTCGTCTTACGAGGGACTGGCGATGCGCTGGATCAGGGATTACGACCCGGATCATCTCCAGGACCGTTCGGTCTACTCTTCGTTCGCTGGTGCTGCCAGCATCGAGGACGGACGGGACGCTTCCGGCGATCTGACGACCAAGAACGTCAGGGCCGTCGAGATCGAGTTCACCGGCTCGTGATGAATTGGCAGCCCCTCGGCTTCGGTTGTGGGGCTGCCACTTTGTTCTCCCCTAGCGATTTGAGGTAAAGATGGCACTGGCCGAGCTAACCGATTACGAAGACCGACATGGCGACGTGGACGGCACCGACGCGGAACTCGTCCAGACTCTTCTGGAGGACGCCTCCGCCCTGATTCTTGACGTGGCCGACGGCTCCGAGGAGGGGTGGGCACTTGAGGAGGAGGACGCGGTTATCCCAGGCAACGTGGTCGCTGTTTGTGTGGCCGCTGCTTATCGCGCTTTCACGAACCCGAACGCGGTTTCGAGGCAGGCACTCGGGATGGCTTCTTTCACTTTCAAGGGGGACATTCCCGATGCCATGTACTTGACCGACCGTGAGGTTCGGTTGATCCGCAAGGCGGGCAGGCGCAGCACTTTCCAGGCTGTGACATTGGAGTCGCCGTACTCGGGTGACACGCTGGACGACAACGAGCTTCTGCTTGGCTGAACTGTCAATATTGGTGCCGGTGCTTAACCGGCCTCATCGCGTCAGGCCAGTAATTGAGTCGGCTGCCGCAGCCACACCCGGCGCGGAAGTTTTGTTTATCGCGGACCCCGACGATGCCGCCGAACTGGAAGCGTTGGAGGCCGAGGGCGCTGATTTCATTGCCCCCGGCGGCAAGTACTCCGAGAAGATCAACGCGGGGGTGAGGGAAACCGATTCGCCCCTTTTGTTTTTTGGTGCGGACGATTTGACTTTTATTCCCGGCTGGTTTGAGGTGGCCCGTTCGCATCTGTCGAATGAGATCCGGGTGGTCGGCCTGAATGACGGGGTGACGAAACGCTCCCAGCTCGGGCATCACGCAACACACTTTCTTGTCACTCGCGACTATGCGCTGCTGCCAACCATTGACGACAAGCGTGGCCCCCTGTTTGAGGGTTACGGGCATCAGTACGTCGATGACGAGTTCGTTGGCACCGCCCGGTTGAGGCGGGCCGTTTCTTTCGCGACTGACGCTCGGATTGATCACTCCCATTATTTCAACGGGACGGGGGTGATGGACGCGACTTACGAGAAGGGTCTGTTGACCAAGGCGGACGACCGCCGCCTTCATCGCCGCAGGAGGATGATGTGGAAGTAACAATCGCCGTCGCCACATACGGCGATGAGAAATGGATTGGTCTTGCGGAGTCCCGCGCCATTCCCTCGGCCCTTGGGCAGGGCGTCCCGGTTCTCCACCATCACGGGGATACCTTGGCGAAGGCCCGCAATGAACTCCTCGAGCGGTGCGAAACGCCGTGGATCATTCACCTGGACGCGGACGATGAACTGGACCGGAAGTACGTGAGGCACATGGCTGCCGGCACCGCCGATGTTCGGGCACCTTCTGTCCGTCGTTTTGCGAAAGGCAGGGCGCGGCGCGGCACCTACATGCCGAAGGTGTACGGACATCGCCATAACTGCGACGGGGATTGTTTGCCGGAGGGCAATTGGATCACGGTTGGCGCTTGCGCCCGCGTGGACTTGTTGAAAGAGGTGGGCGGCTGGGGCGACGAACCCGTTTATGAGGATTGGGCGCTTTGGTTGAGGTGCTGGAAGGCGGGGGCCACGTTTGAGGCGTTGCCCCGTGCGATCTACAGCTACCACTTCATGCCCGATTCCCGCAACCACGCGCTCCCGAACCGGGACGAGTGGCACCACAGGATTCACGACTCGATAATGGAGGCCGCGTGAGCATCGCTATTCTCGTTCCGACCCTTGGCCGTGCCGACAAGTTGGTGCCTTTGGCCGAGAACGTTGCGGACACCACACCCCGCGGCGAGTACGCCCTGATTTTCGTGCTTGATCACGCGGACACGGCGAGCCTGGAGGCCGTCAAAGCCGCGCCTTGTGCCCGTTACGTCTTTTGTGACGGCACGTACCCGGTGAAGATCAACGCCGGCTATCGCGCTTGTAACGACGATCTGATCTTGCCGACCGCCGATGACGTTGTGTTTCACGACGGCTGGTACGAGACCGCGCTCGAGGAGATGGAGAATTGGGTTCAGGTGCTCGGCACCTATGACCTAACCCCGTCAACGGAGGATGGCTCCCATGCCACCATGCCGATCATCCGCCGCTCTTACATCGAGGAGACGGGCGCGGCACACATGGAGCTCGGCACCGTGTTCCACGAGGGCTATCACCACAACTGCGTCGAAACCGAAACGTGTCAGCTCGCGATGCGCCGCGGCGTTTGGAAGTTCGCCAAGAACGTCGTGATTGAGCACAGGCATCACGCTTGGGGGACTCGTGAGGCAGACGAAACTGACCGCAAGGGCAACCTTGCCAACTGGGATGAGGACATGACTTATTTCCATCGTCGCAAAGCGAAGTGGGAACGTCGGTAGTCATTCCGTGGGCGGGCGGGTGTCAGCATCGCCAGCGGGCACTTGAGTTCGTATCGGCGTGGCACACCTACCCGGTCACGGTCGCGAAGGGTGGCACCCCCTGGGTTAAGGCCGAGGCGGTCAATCCCGCCGTCCGTGATTCGTCCGCCGACATCATCGTTGTGGCTGACGCGGATTGCGTCACGGCTGGGTTACCTGCCGCGGTCGAGGCCGTAGCGTCCGGCAGGTCCCGTTGGGCGATCCCGCACCGCAAGGTTGTGAGGCTCACGGAGGAAAGCACCGACCGTTTCATTGCGACCGGCGAGGTCGCCCACCCGCTTGATCGCCGCCAGTACACGGGCATTGCCGGGGGAGGGTTCGTTGTCGCCCGTCGCGAAACGTTGCTTGAGGTTCCGATGGACCCGCGTTTCGTGGGTTGGGGCCATGAGGACGAGGCTTGGGCGATGGCGCTCACTTGTCTCGCCGGCAAGCCTTGGCGTGGTGACGCCGACCTAATCCATTTGTGGCATCCCCCTCAACCGAAAATTCAGGCCCGTAAGGGCTCGGAGGAGTCGTGGGGGTTGCTTCTCCGTTACGGCGCTGTCCGCCGGAAGCCGTCCGCTATGCGCCTGCTCTTGAAGGAGTTACATGATCTCGAAGCTAATCAACCGTCCGTGTCAGATCGTTCGTCTTGGTCCTAGCGGGACGGAAGACGATTCGGGCAACGAGATTGACGGGGAAACCGTTGTCACCACCGTCTGTGAAATCCAGATGTTCACGGGGCAGGCCACGGAACCAGCGGGTCATAACGAACTGAGCCGAACGAATTGGAGTCTCTTTCTTCCGGTCGGAACTGACATTGATTCCGGTGACCACGTAATCGTCGATGGCAAGAAGTACGAGCTGGACGGCGACGCATGGGCCGTCCGTGACCCCCTCACAGGCCGCATGAGCCACGTTGAGGCGTCCCTGATGCTGACCACCGGTGCGAACGACGGGGAGTCCTGATGGTCGCAATGGAAAAAGTGCTCCGCACCTACCTCAACACCCAGGATCTCGGGGTGAAAATCGCGGGTGAGAACCCGAAGGACACCGAGCAGGGATGGTTGAAGCTCACCCAGATTGATGACCGGGCCGTTGGTGTGGAAGACGCCGACTACTTCCACAACCACCACATCCAGGTTGACTGTTACGCCAGCGTCAACGGCACCGCCGGCCAGGACGAGGCCCGTGACCTTTACATCAACACCCGTGCCGCCCTTGTCGGGATGAAGCACACCGACCTCGAGGACGCCGTTGTTACCGCCGTCCGTTTCGGTGCTTGCCCCAGGGTGCCGGATGAGGCTTTCAACCCGCCGCGTCAACGGTACGTGATCGACGCGCACATTTACGCGCATGAGGTGCCCGATGCGGGCGTTCATTCCTAACCCGAACTTCGTCAACGAGCTCGCGAAGGAAACACCGCAAGTTGAGGCGTTGACCGACGCCGCGAAAGAGTCGGCCAAGGAGTCGGAGAAGATCCGCCATCACGTCATGCCTCAAAAGAAGGACCCGGCCATCGAGGTTGAGAACGACGGGTTCCGTGTGTGGCTGGTCAACACCGATTACGGCGGACATTTGGACGAGTGGGGCAGCAAGAACAACCCGGCCTACGCCCCCCTTCGCAACGGCGTTCGTAACGCCGGCTTCCCGCTCGAAGAGACCTGAACTTACCCGCCCCTGATGGGGCAAGCCGTCCCGTGGGGCGGTGACCATAACAACCATGCCCCACAGGGCAAGGAGGAAACACCATGCCAAACGACGCAGCAGAAGTACTGGTTGCGCAGCAGGTCAAGATTTACCTTGGCCCTGCCGCCGCCAGCGTCCCCACCACAATGGCCGCGCCGAGCGCCAGCTTCATCGACCTCGGCTACACCTCAACCGATGGTTTCAGCATCAGCTACGAGCCGACCGTTGAAGACATCATGGCCCACCAGTCCCTCGATCCGATCCGTCAGATCAAGACCGGACAGGTATCGCAGGTCACTTTCAACCTGATGCAGTGGAACGAGTACACCGTTCCGCTCGCTTTCGGTGGCGGAACCTGGAGTGACGCTTCCGGCGTTTACACCTATTCGCCCCCGGACACCAACGAGCCTATCGCCGAGTACACCCTCGTCGCTGACATTTCGGACGGCACGAAGGATCTCCGCCTGACGGTTGGCCGCGGTGTGGTTGCTAACGCCGTCGAGACCAGTCTCGTCAACAACGCTGCCGCTGTCATGCCGATCACGCTGAAGGCGCTGAAGCCGACCACCGGCAAGTCGTGGAACATCATCACTGACGAGGCCAACTTCTCGTAATGACCACCACGGCTAAAAACAAGGGCAAGTCAATCACGGTCAGGGATCTGACCTTGAAGCTGCCCGCGGAACTCCCGTTCGAAGTTCTCCGCCATTCCGTTGAGTCCCCGGACTACACGGCCAAGTTCCTCGAGATCGTTCTCGGTGAGGAGCAGGCGGAGAAGGTTTGGGATCTCGGCCTTGGCCTGAAGGAAGGCACCGAACTCCCCGACAAGATCGTGGCTGAGTATTCCCTAGACATGGGGAAATAGCGACCCTCGGCAGTTGGCTTGACGAAGAAGGTCAAGAGGCTGTCGAGGTCGATTTCCAACGGTTCTACGGGCTGGATTGGTCCGTGGAGGTTGACCGGATGTGCCTTCGTCGGGTGTGGGTGCTCACGCATCTCATGCCCGCCGAGGGCGCGTTCGTGCCTTTGATGTCCGAACGGGCGAAGAAGAGCAACAAGCGAGTTACCAGCGTGGATCAATTGACCATGCTGCTCAAGTGAAAAGGAGGTGAGACATGGCCGAAGCGGGACGCGCAGTAGTTGAGTTCATAGGCGATTACTCCAAGCTGAATGCCGGTCTCGCCTCCTCCCTCGCCCCGACGAAGTTGGGGAAGATGGGGAAGGTCGGGGGCCTCGCCATTGGCGGGGCTCTTGCTGCTGCAGCGGGCGGCGCGGTTGTCACAAAGGCCCTTTACGGGCTCGGCAAGGAGTTCGACACCGCCTTTGATCGCATTCGTGTTGGCACGGGCGCGACCGGCAAGCGCCTCGAGGGACTGAAAAAGGACTTCAAGGGTGTCGCGAAGGAAGTCCCTAACGACTTGAGCGAGGTTGGCGATGCGATTGCTGACCTCAACCAGCGTCTCGGGTTGACCGGCAAGCCCCTTCAGGCGATGGCGCGGAACATGCTGGACCTGTCGCGTGTAACGGACACGGACCTCCAGGGCAACATTCGTGCGGTGTCCCGCGCTTTCGTGGACTGGGAGGTTCCTGTCAAGCGGCAGGTGGCAACCCTGGATGGCTTCTACCGGATCTCCCAGAAATCCGGTGCGTCCGTTGAGGAGTTGACCAGCAGCGTCCAGAAGTTCGGTTCGCCGCTCCGCACCCTCGGGTTCGGTATCGGGGAGGCCGCTTCGATGTTCGCCATTTTCGAGCGGGCGGGCGTGAACGCGCAGACAATGGTTCCGGGTTTCAAGCTCGCCATCGGCAACCTTGTCAAGCCGACCGATGATTTGAAGGGCACCCTTGCGGAGCTGGGTGTGGCCGCTGGCGACCCCGAGAAGGGGTTGCGGCAGATCATGGATCTGTTGGGCAACGGCAGCAACCTGAAGGCGATTGAGAAGATCAGCCTTGCGATGGATGTGTTCGGCAAGAGGGCCGGCGCTGACATGGCGGAGGCGATCAGGCAGGGCCGCTTTGACCTGGACTCTTACGTTTCCACGTTCAAGAACGGCAGCGATTCCATCCGAAAGTCGGTTCAGGAAACGAACGACGCGGGCGAGAACCTTGCGATTTTCTTCAACAAGGTCAAGGTTGCGCTCGAGCCGTTGGGTTCTTTCTACTATGACCTTGGTTCCAAGATCAGCCGGGGCCTTGCAACGCTGGATGTCAGCGGCTACATCTCCACGTTGGCTGAGAGTACCCGCAAGCTTGTGCCTCTTTATGACGGCATCAAGGGTGTTCTCGGTTTGTTCGGCGGCGGTGACGACGAGGTTTCCGGCATCAAGCAGATCATGCAGGCCCGTGTCGCGTCCGTTGAGTCGCTGAAGAAGGCGTCGGAGCGCACCGTCCATGCCCGCAAGCGTGTCAGCAGGGCGACCGATGCGGAGCGTGAGGCGGAACGTAATCTCCGTAACGCCCGGAAGCGGTTTGGCGATGGCAGCAACGAGGCGATCAAGGCCGAGATTCAGCTTCAGCGGGCGAAGCGCAAGACGATTCGTGTCACGGAGCAGGCGAAGAAGGCCGAACGGCTTGAGGGCATCGAACGTCAGATTGCGTCCAAGCGTTTGCGTGACCAGGCGGTGGCGGAGAAGGCCCGTCTCGGCCAGCTCAACCGCCTGATCCGTGTCCTGAATCACAGGCGGAACATTGAGTGGAAGACGAACGGTGACACCCAGAAGTTGCGGGACATCGAAGGCAAGCTCACCGACAAGCTGAAGGCCCGTTCCAACACCCAGAAGCGCCTCAACAACGTTCTTGGTGACGCGGCTACCACTATCGGCCCGAAGTTCGCCCGGTCCCTGAAGTCAATTTCTAGCCGTACCGCCGCGATGGAGACCGCCCTGGGTCACATTCCCGGCAAGGCAAACAACATGCGGGACGCGCTCGGCAAGATTTCACCTGCCGTCAAGCGCCTCAACCCGGTCATCAAGGACGTTGGGGACACGTCTAAGAAGTCGATGGGCAAGGCCGGCGATGCCATGTCCGATTACGCGAAGGTCACCGGGGATAAGCGCGTCACCGTCAACCGGAACATGAAGTTGATGCCGGTTGTTCAGGTCGCGGCGACGGACAGGATGCTTGAGGACTTCAGCGACAAGATGGGCTTGTTCAAGAATGACGGCAAGCCGCAGTCGAAGCGTCGTGGCGGGCTCATTCAGCATTTCCGTAAGGGCGGGGTGCCTGTTGCCGTGTCACCGGGCGAGATGTACAAGACGCCGGACGGGAAGGCGGGGATTGTTCCTGGTCGCCCGGAGCCGAGGGATTCGGTTCTCACTTCGATGCCGGTCGGCACCAAGATTTTCACGTTCGATGGTCAGCGCCAGTTGGCGGAGGGCGCGTCGGAGGCGTCGGCGCTTCGTAGTCAGCGCCCGCATTTCGCGGGTGGCGGCATTGTCAGGCCGACTGTCACGGGTGGTTCCCCGAAGGCGCGGGATCTCGCCAACACCGGGATTGATTCGCTTCATGGCCTTGCCGGGGACCGGCTGAAGAAGGCGCAGGCGGCAATGGCCGCAATTGGTAGTGGTGCTGAGATCACGAACCTTGTTCCCCAGGTCAAGCGGGCGCTTGCTTACGCGAAGACCCATGGCTGGTCCGGTTCGGTTAGCAGCGGCTGGCGTTCTTACGCGGAACAGGCGCAGCTTTACGCCGCCTACCTCGCTGGGACGGGCAACCTTGCCGCGAAGCCGGGTACGTCGAACCATGAGGGCGGCGAGGCCGTTGACGTAACGGACCCCGAGGGTTTCGCCGCGGCGATGAACAGTCTCGGCGCACCGGATGAGCTTTTCCGTTACGTGTCGGGCGAGCCGTGGCACTTCTCGGCTACGGGCCACCGCAGGGGCGGCATCATCGGTGCGATCCAGAACTTCATGCGTGGCGGAACCGCCGAGCATCGGGTGGTCAAGAACGTCGGCGCGGATCTCCTCAAGCACGGATTTGACTTCCGGGCCACGGCGGGCATCCTCGGCAACGCATGGCGAGAAGGTTTGTGGAATCCGAAACAGCGTGAGTTTGCCGATTCCTCTAACGGTGGCCTTTACGGTTTCACGACCTCCCCCGTGTCCCTGCCGGACATGATTAGCTGGGCTGAAAGCAGCGGCAAGAACCCGTGGGACGAGGTTGTGCAGACCCACTTCATGCTCACCCACGGCCAGCCCACAGGCTTCGCCATCAAGGGCGCATTGAACAGCGAGGACACGATTGCTGGTGCCGCTGAATACTTCATGCGTAACTGGGAGCGCCCCAACCTGTCCGTTGCTGGTTTGGACGAGCGGATCGGTGCCGGACACGACGCCTCCAAGATTCTGCGGGACGCGGGTATCACCAAGCCCGGTGACAGCACCGATGGCGGCGGCAGCGGCAAGCCCGCCGGCCCGTCCCCCACGGAGAAACGCCGTTCGGAACGCGGCGGCATCATCAAGAAACTCCAGGACGCCTTGCGCGGCAAGTCCGGCACGGATCGTCTCGGCGGTTTGTGGGATCTCGTTGGGGCTTACGCGAAGTACGGCAAGTTCGAGGGCAACGAGAAGTCGTGGTTGCTGAGTCAGGCGTCGACCGCCGCGAAGCAGAAGTCCCCGGTTGTGGCAGCTAACGCGCTTGACCGGGTTCGCAAGACGCTCGGGGATCTCGTTGAGATTTCCGGTGAGTCCGGCACGAACGAAAGTTTGGTTGAGCGACTGAAGGCCGTGAAAGCGAAGGGCAAGGAGTCCGCTGCCGCGAAGCGCGACCGGGCTTTCAGCAAGATTGCGAAGTCGGGCATCTCGTACCCGTTCAAGGACAGTTTGGTTGGCGTTGACGGCCAGATCGCACTTACCGCGGAGATGCTGTCGAACGCGCAACGCGCCGCAGGTTTCGAGGGCGGTCCCGGCGGTGCCGATCTGACGGAAGCCGAAAGGGTTGAGCAGGTCCGGTTGAACGAGACGATCTTGGCGAGCCAGGTATCGAAGGAGGGTTGGCTGATCAAGGCCATCGCGTCCCTTTATAAGAAGGAGACGAACCTTGACGATCAGATGGCTAAGGCCGCTCCGGCTGGTTCGTTGACGCACTGGAAGTATGGGGCTTTGAAGTCCGCGAAGAAGGCTGCCCGCCGTAAGATCGGTGAACTTACGGAGAGCTTCAAGGGCCTTGTTGGTTTGACCGGCAAGGGCGGCGAGATGGGCGAAACCCAGTTCGCTTTGAAGGAGCTCGGTGTGGCGTCAACGGTTGAGAGCGCGTCCGCCGCGGCGCGGGACTCGGAGTTGGCGGACCTGATGCGTGAGCAGCTTGGTTTGGCTAACCGCAACAACGCGATCCTGGCGGCGCAAACCCCCGTGTACGAGCAGTTCATGCCGAAGTACCACACGGGCGGTGTCATTCCCGGTTCGGGTGAGAAGCCGATCATGGCTAAGGGCGGGGAGGGCGTGTTCACCGCCGATCAGATGGCGGCGTTGGGCAACGGGGAGATTCAGGTGACCGTGGTAGTCGAGGACGGCGCTGTTGATCCGAACAAGATTCGCACTGAGGCTGTCCGTGCTGTGAACGGTATGGCTATGAGAGTTAGAACGGGTGGCCCTGCCGCCGGAAGGAAGTACGTCACCAATGGCTGAATCTCTTGTCCTGTCGGATGGCACCCGGTCGTATGACTTTTTGGCTGATGGTGCGCTGGTTTATGCGGCCCGTGACGGCATTCGGTTGCCGGTCGTGGCGTACGAGAACACGTATACGGAGGGTTCCGATTCGGAGGGCCGCACCCGCATTCGGTCCCGTGCTACGAACTCCGAGGCCGGCGGCCTGACCCTTTATTTCCGGGGGACGACGAACCCCCTGTTTTGGGATGCGGTGGACAACCTTCAGGAACTGGTCGAATCGGCGCATCTGAACAAGGGAACGCTGACTTTCACTCCGAATGGTGCGTCGAAATCCATCACCTTTGACCTTGAGGCCATTAGTGTCACGGACCTTCCAGTCAAGATTGAGTGGGGCCAGCGTCATGCCGAGGCCACCATCACCTTCGAGTCCAAGCCTTACGGGCGTCTCCCCACGCAGCGCCTGAACGTCCAGGACAGCTATCAGCAGATGGTGACGGCTCTAAGCCCGTCCATTTTCCTCCCCCTCGGCGCATCCTCCGGCCTGACGGACTTGTCGGGCAATGCGCGGAATGGCACGGCGGCGGGTGGCGTGACGGTGGGTGGAGCTGCGGGGCCGTTGACGGTGAGCGATGGCGGTGCCACGGATTTCGACGGCACCGATGACCGGATCACCACCACCTATGCGACCCGGCGGAACCTGCTGACGAACCCTAACTTCGAGACGAACACGACCACATGGGCGGCAACGGGTACGGGCAGCATCACCCGCACGACGGCTGAGTTTCACGACGGCGCGGCTTCGCTCGCCGTGACCTGTCCCGGTACTTCACCGACCCTTGAAGGGGCGTGGAATCTGACCGCCGTAACGGTCCCCGCCTCGGGCACTTACACCTGCTCCGCCTATGTCAAGGCGACGGTGGGAACGACGATGCAGATTCTAATGCGAGAACACGATGCGGCAGACGCCACTATCGGTACTGCGACGACTGCCTTTACTGCGACGGGGGGCTGGGACCGAGTGACCGCCACCCGCACCTTCGGTGCGACCGGCGTAAAGGCACATGTAGCGGTAAGGACTAACGCGGCGGTCGCCATCACCTTTTACGTGGACGATGTGCTTCTGGAGCAGGCGTCGTCGATGGGTACGCACTTTCCGACAGCAGCCCAGTTGGCTTCCGGGGAGGCGGGGTGGACGGGTACCGCTAACGCCTCTGCTTCGGACATCGGGTGTTTCGCTAACGGCACCTCCCGCACCTTCATGGGATGGGCTTATCGGGACACGTCCTCGGGCGTGGACACGATCTTTTCCGGTTCCGGCGCAACCCCGCCCGTTCTGGCGTTCTCATCGGGCAGCCAGAACATTGTGTGGAAGCCAGACAACTCCACGACGACCACATGGGCGTCCGGCATCAGCAATGGGACATGGTTTCACTGGGAGCTTGAGTTCGCGGAACCCACTGCGAGTAACAACGCATCCCTCTATATCAACGGGGCGCTCATATCTGCCCAGACGAACGCGGGACAGTACAGCGCGAACTGTGGCAACTTCCAGCTCGGTGCGCTCACCTCGACCACCGACCCCTTCGACGGCAAGCAGGCATGGGTATCGGTCCACCAGACCGCCCTCACCGCCACCCAGATCCGTGACGCCTACGACGCCGGCAAGGCACAGATCACCCTCGACGGTCCCATCGACTCGTTCGTCGTTTCCGGGGTGCCGGGACAGGTTCCCGCGCTGCCCGTGATAACCCTTGATGATGCCTCCACGCAGGCCCGGAACATTGTGGAGGTCGGGGTTCAAAACAGTTGCGACCCGAGCAACCTTGAGCCGGTGCTGCTCCAGTCAATAGTTGACATGAGCGTCCTTGCGGGGTCCTCCAACACCCGTGCGGGTTCCCATTCCACGAACATCATTCGTGCCGCGCTCGGCCCGCAAGCGGTGGCGGTGTGCTACGCAGGCAGCCAAAGGCATGACGGCCCGTGGAAGGTACGCGCGAGAATCTACCCGTCTGCGTCCACCGTTCTCGTTCGTCTCGCATGGCGGATAGGTGACGGCCCGTTCTCGAAGGAGAAATGGGTTGCCGTTCCCGGCTCCGCGGCATGGTTCGACCTTGACCTGGGGACCGTCAACCTCGGCACCTATGTCACCGGCCAGAACCGGGAGTTCCGTGTCGAGGCGAAAGCCACGTCCGGTGTCCCAACCGTCGACGTTGACATTCTCGAACTGATACCCGCCGACTCCTACATGAAGTTGCGGGGCTCCAACGTTGCGGACACCAGTTCCGGCAGCATTATCGCGGTCGATGATTTCTCCACCCAGACGGCGGGTGCCGTGACCGGCAAGACCCCGCTCCTCGTACCTTCGGGAACCTATGCGGCGGTCGGTGACGCCGATGACTTCAACGTTGACACGACCAACCAGTGCATAACTCGGACGGCGGTGTCGGACTCGTCGGTGTCGAACGGTCGTTACCTGCGTTGCGGCAGCGCCAATCTCATAATGACAATGGCCTCGCTGGACCTGAAGTGCGAATGGATGCCCGACAGGTTCGGCCTGATGCTGCGGCATGACGGCACGACCGCCAACTGCCTTTTCGCCGTTTTGGAAACCACCACCATCGGGACCGCTTACAGCAGCACCGCTTATCTGGCAATCATCAAGAGGGTCGCGTCGGTGGAGACATATCTGGCTTACGCCGGTCCCATAACGATCAACCTCAACACCTGGCACACCATCACGGCATCGGTTGATTCAACCGGCTACACGCTCGCCAACGTCGGCGTCAGGGGTGCCAGCTCAACCCTAACGTGGGCGGGCGTAAGTTCCGACTCGTCACTCGCCACGGCAGGGGCACTCGCCACGGGCGGTTACGGCATCTACGACGCGACAACAGCCTCTAACGCCAACACCCGGAGCTTCGACAACTTCGCCATCTCCACCCTGTCCAGCACCGCGTCCATCGTCAGCCCCGTCGTGAACTCCGGTTACGGGGTGGACGTGAAACACAACACGGCCCTGACGGACAACTCCGCCGGGACGAGCGTGGGCACAACACCGATCCGGCAGGGCAACTATCCGAAGCTGCCGCCGGCCACCCGCAACACCTCGAAGTCCCGGATCGTGGTCAGGGCGAGACGGAACGACAATGACCTCGGGCTGGCCGACACCGGCACCAGTGACGCCTTGCGGGCCAGCCTCACCGTCACACCCCGAGTCCACCTGACCGGTACCTGAGTATGGACACATGGCTTGCGGCCTCGCTTTTCCTTTCCGATGGCCGCGTGGTCCGTTTCGGCGGCGACGAGATCGACGCGGAGAACGTCCCTTCCGACATCTCATGGGACACGTCCAACCCCGGCGGGTTCGGTTCGGCGTCCATCACCCTGCCCCGCCCGGAGAACCTTTACGCCGATGACGGCAAGTTGTTCAGCCACGTCGAGTTGTACGGACCCGGCGGGCAAATTTTCTATGAAGGGTTCGTGAGTGGGGTTCCCCAGGTCGGTGTCGACTCAATCCAGTTGAACCTTTCCGGCTGGGTGTCGTCGCTGGATAAGTACGAAACGTTCCGCGAGATATTCGTCAACCGAGATAACTCGGTGTGGGGTGAAATGAGCAACGCGAGGCGAACCTTCTACGCCACCAACAATTACACCTACACGGGAGGCCCGGAAACGGAAACGAGCGGGACCGATCCCGCACTCGTGTTGTCCATTCCGCAAGACACGCTGAACCCGGTCACCGAGGCATGGTGGAAGGTTGGCCCCGGCGCACGGGTCGCCTCGGTGTATTACGAAATGACCTCCATTTCGACCTCGGCATACACAGGTCTCATCGGGGCGTCCGACGATGTTGACGGCACCAACATAAGCAACACCGGCGACCTTCTCACCGGCACCGATTCAAGCAGCACCGCAACGTTCACAGCGGGTCTGGGCGTGTCAACCTACGGCCAGTACGTGTTTATTCAGTTCCTGGCAGGTGGTGACACGACGGCGACGAGCACGGACCAGCGTTTCGTCTTGAAGAATCTTGCGGTGTTCGGCAACCACGGCCTCACGAAACGCGGCACCGCACCCGACCAGGGCTATTACGCCTCGGACATCGTGGCCTACGCAATCCAGCAGGCACCGTCCCTTACCTACACCGCCGACTCCATCGAGACCACCAGTTTCGTCATCCCGCACTTGACCTTCACCGAGGACACGGTGCTGCGGTCGGTCATCGAACAAGTGACGGCTTTGGGCGGCAACCAGAACGTCGCTAACGACTGGGGCGTGTACGAGAACCGTGAGTTCTACTGGCGTTCCCCCGGCACTTATGGCCGGACGTGGCATGTGCGCCGCGATCAGGTCGCTACGTCCTCGAGCGACGGTCCCGACGCAGACCGGCGCATCGCCGGCATCAAGATCAACTACACCGACGCAGCCGGAACCAGCCTTTCGGTCGGACCTCCCGGCTCAAACGCCGATTACGAAACCACCGACCTTCTCGACATCGACACCGACAACCCGGCGTATCGCATCCCCGGCGCGTACAAGTCGGAAACGATTGGCATTGCGCCCATAAAGAGCGGCGACACATATTCCCGCCTCGCGGTGAACGCGGGCGTGATGATCCTCAACGAACGCAACCGCCTCGACTGGCGCGGCAGCGTGTCAATCACCGGGGAGGCCGAGGACGAGAACGGCAACCTGTTTCCCGCCGCCCTCATCCGTGCCGGTGACCGCATCGTTGTTTCCG